ATGTTTGACCTGTAACGTCTCCTGTAACAGGTCCTGTGTGTAAGCCTGTAGTATTACCAGTTAAGTTACCAGTCACGTTACCTGTAACATTGCCAAGTAATGGTCCTGAGAAAGTTACTGCGGTGATGGTTTGACCTGCAAAGTTACCTTCGCTGTCTCTTGATACTATTGAATAAGGACCATTTGTATATGAAGGACTTAAACCAGTCAATAAGTCAGCATCAAGGCCAGAACCTGTACCATCCACAGTCTTTAACTTAGTTAAGATCTTTTCTGCAGTATACTCTGTTGTTAAGAGACGTAGACCTATATCAGTATTTAAGTTGAGGAAGTTATTATCCATCTCCTCAATGGTAAGTGGTGATTCTTTACTTGCCCTGGTTTTTATTGTTGCCATGTTTAATGCCTTTGTAGACTAGTATTTCTATTATTTATAATGTTTTATAACGATTAACTGCAGCGTCTTTATATCTTATCTTCAATTCTTCAAAAAATTTGACGTCATCCTCAGTTAATTCTACTGAGTCTATATTTTTCCTATATTGTTTAGCAAAGTCTTCTAATTGACTAAAATCACCCATATACTTAAAATTTTGTGTGACATGTCTAGTATCATATGCATCCATGATCATATGGTATCTGTCTATATTAGAATCATTCCTGATCTGATGCCAAATATTAACCCACACCATGTACGCTGATCCAACTTCCATATGAAGGTGCTTACCTTGTGCTATGAATACAGCTTTTGGATCTGACCATAAAGGTATATGTAATCTAGCCATGTATTCTGTAGTGTCTTTATCTCTATGTACAAGACTCTTACCACCGGCTTTAAGACATGTTATCCTTACTCTCCTTGGAGTAAGACCTAGTTCTTCTATCTGATTAATAACCTTTTGTATTTCACCAACACAAGCTTGAGTAGGTTTATTATACTCTAAACTATGCGCTACATTTAGATACTTAATTGCTTTACCTTTTAATGCTATATCTGGAAATATCTCATCTAGTACTTCACCTTTTTCGGTCTGAAAAGTTTCCCATTCATCTTTCCAATCACCCGTATAATTAGTAATACTCCATCCACCAAATCCATGATACCTTGGAGTTTCAAACTCTTCGCCTTGAATAATCTGATCACCTAAAGTAAATACACTATTTGTTACTTCTTGTCTTAGCTTTTCAATATCAATATTCAAATCAATTTTTTCATAAAACATGATATAAGTCCTTATCTTTATTGTTTAGCTTTCCATGCTTCCCAGTCAAGGTGAATTTGATCTGTACTGTTAGGATCTATAGTAATATCTATGATAGATATAGGATTATAAGGATCTACTAATACCTTATCAATTATATCTTCGTATTCTTCTACCATTTTAAAAAATCTATCTTTATCTTCTGGTGATAAAGCTACAGCTCTAGGAATAACACCTTCAATAAGATAGTGTCTAATATGGTCCCATCTATATACGATGTCTATACCATCAACAGCTATAGTCTTTACTACAACGTTTTCTAAATCAGCCATTATACTTGTCCTCTAACTAGTGATTCGTTCTTTTTACTAAATAAATTACCTGTCTCAATGATTATCTTTAATGATATGAATATGAACATCATCATGCAACCTGTGCCGAATCCTGGTGCTTTTTTACTTTTGCCAAATATACTTTGCCATAGATTAACGACTTTACATATTCCTGTACCAGCCAACATCAAGACGTGTCCGATCTTATTAGTTTCTTTTCTTGCACCCATCTTATACGCCATGTATTCTGCCCATGGTGTGGCTATATCTGTAGCCCAACGGATAGCAAAGTTTTTAAATCGTTTACGACTCTCTACTTCAGGTAACCATGGTAACATGTTTGGACCATCTCCATTCATCCAATCCACTACTATCTGAGCCCATGCGATGTAACCATTATACACATCTGGATGTTTTACTTTTAATAGTTCACCGTATGCCTGGTCAGCTTCAAATATGTCTCTAGGTAATAAGCCAAGTTGATATAGTTTTGTACATATGATCTTACCGCAAGCACAGTTACAGTTACAGTTATATGAGAAACAATTTTGATCAGCTGTACAGTTATAGGTAGTTCCACAGTTACAATTTGTCTGTAAATATGGTTGAGCATCACAATTAAGACAGTCGACGGCTGTACAGTTTGCTGTAGTACTACAGTTAATATTTCCACAATCACAATTTACACCAGCAGCATTGTCATTATTACAATTACCTTCTGTAGTATTTTGGAAATAAGCTGTTCCATAAAATATATTCATGTTAGGTTGTGTAGGACGTATTGATGGTTTAACCTTATCATTTAAAAATGAAAGGCTAGATGAATAGGTGCTAGCTAGACCTACTTCGGTATTAACGTCACTTACTGCTATCGGACCTGATGATTGTAATGTCATATCTTTCTACTCTTAAATAGTTGTTTCAATCTTAGATTTACCATATACCTCAATGTCATCTATCTTCATTACTTTTTCGCTGACTACTTTAATAGGTATAATACGTTTTACTTCTTTTTCTTTATGTTCGTATACAGTACCAAATATGTCTTGTCTCTCTAATGGTAATGCATCGTTCTTAATCAGTGTTGGCATATATCCAGTCATCTTATGTATAGCTAAGGCAAACAGTGCAACATTGTCTGAATAAGCATTAGCACATGATATGTCCCAAAACTTCTTATCAAGGAACATACATGCACCTTGACAAATATGTAATACTGGGCAGCTTGAGCACTCTTTACGATTACTCCAATGAGTAACTGACTTTAACTCAACGTTTGCATAGTCATCTAAGTTACCAGCTAGATGAGACTCATCATTCTTTGATGTCTCTAATGCACTAACGTTTTGGCATGTCAATACATTGCCTCTTAGATCTACAGCGATGATATTTTCATCATCCATACCACACTTTTGACCTACATATTTTGCATTTCTATGAGCTAATACACTTTGTGTAAAATTATCAATCTTAGCTAATTGTCCAAAGAAACCTATCTTACCATCAGTCTCTAATATATCAGATACAGATAATCTTCTAAATTCAAAGTGCTCTTGCAAAGATTGTAATGAATTTGTAATCCCATCTTCGTCATATGCATCTACTATAGCTCCTTCACCCAACCTAATATTCTCGTCACCAGTTAATTTTACGAACCAATCGTATATTGCTTTACGACTCTTATTCTTTGAATTTAGCATCGAATTGAAACTAAACCCTTTACCCAATCTTGTCATCATCTTATAGAAACCTAATATGGTCTCTTTTGCTTTAGGATCATCAAATGGATCTGGACCTCTAACAGATTGTCCTGGACCATCATGTGATATAGCAACCGAGAACTCCATCATCAATAACCAATCGATGATATCATCAGTTAAGATAGATCCGTTTGTAATCATACTAAATGCTGGTTTCTTTTCCCACGATGAAAACTTTTCTTTCATCGCTTCAGCAAGAGGTTTAAGAGTCTTCCAGTATACTAAAGGCTCTCCACCCCAAAATTCTATTTTTAAACCTTCTTTCTCATCAAATTCTAATACATCAAGTTTCTTAATGAACTCAGCTATATCGTCTTTATTAGTTTCAGGTGCTCGTTCTACAAACTTTTGTGAACAGTAGTCACATGAATAGTTACAACTTAATCCCATTTGAATCTTTAACACGCGTATCTTATTAGACTTCTTAAGTGGATGATCTTTATCAAAAGATGTATATTCTTTTAGATACTGATCTGGTATCTTTGGCTTATCAGAAAATTCAAACACGTTTCCTTCAGCATCTTTTAATATATTTTCCATATTGTCATAATAGAAAACTTTAGTATCACCAGCACTACGCTCAGCATGTATTTCAAATATCATTATATAATCCTTTAATTATTTAGATTTCAATGTTTCAACTTCAGCTTTTAATTCTTTAATCGCTTGTATTAATAAAGGAACTATTAGTTCATACTTAACAGCTTTATATCCTTCTAAGTTTGTTGCTACAACTTCAGGTAATACAGTTTCGATCTCTTGTGCAATTACACCAACATCGTTCTTACGAACAAAATATCCATCTACTCCACCACGTCTTTCTATCTCTGTATCTTTCCAATCAAATGTAACACCATTGATTTTATCTATCTTTTGTAAAGCATTTTCAATTGGTGCAATATTTTCTTTTAAACTTCTATCTGATGTATAGTATGCAGTAATATTATCAGTAGCTCGTATCTCACCAGCATTTCCGGCTGCTGTACCTACACCAAGTGAACTAACTTGTGTATTTGCAAATGTAACAGCAGATGATGTAAGTACTGGTTGGCCAATAGCTATAGTACCTGATACGTTAGGCACAGTTAGTGTTACTGTTGAAGTTGTAGATATATTAGATAACTGTAAGTTTAATACTTTTGTAGTATCAACGTCATCTGTAATAATAAACTTATTATCTCTAAATGTTTGTGTACCTGTCCATACATTATTACCAGATTTTGTACCAAATCCTGGAGTGTATGATGAACCTAGTGTATATGTTACAGCGTCAATGTCAATTGTGCTATTAACTAGTTTAGCATTAGAGATTGAACCTGCAAGCATTGTATTAGTGACTGTACTAGTATCTCCTGTAGTCACTACAGTACCAGTAACGTTAGGGATTGTGATAGTCCTATCTGCAGTAGGATTAGTAACTGTTAGTGTAGTCTCATATGTATCATCAACAGAGCCTTCAAATGTAATATTTTGGGCAGTACCAACGTATAGACCAGCATTAACTAGAGTTGCAGTGATTGTACCAGCTGAGAAGTTACCAGATGAACGAGTAACAACAGTGTTACCTGTGGTGTCTGTGCTAGATGTGTTTAACCCATCAAGTAAGTCTGCATCAAGGCCTGAACCAGTACCATCCACGTTCTTGATCTTTGTTAGTACATCAGTGTCTTCATAATCAGTAGATAATACACGTGTTTGAATATCAGTATTTAAGTTACTAAAATTTGTATCGATCTCTGCATTAGTAAGAGGAGAATTTTTAACTCCTGTTGCACCAGTTGCACCTAATCTAAGTGTTAAGCTTGCCATTTGTTATCCCATTAATGAGTGTTTCTAATTTATTTATTCGATCCACCAAAGCATCTATCTTGTCTTCTTTTTCGGCGATCTTACCTTTGATAGCTCTATACTTTTGTAGCTTAGACATGTCTGTCTCTAAGATAGCTCCAGTACTACTATCCCTAACCAATGACTCTTTTTCTACGGGTATCTTCATATTAACTATCCAATGCAATGATTCTTAAATCTCTTAACTTAGGTGTATTAGCTTTACTTGATGATAACAACACTATCTTGATTTGGAAAGTATTAAACCTTGGAGATATAGGTGCATCTTGAGGGACTCCATAAGAATCAAACGCTCCAGCTGGGAAGAATCTATGTTCTTTAAAGTCGTAGTTGGACAATGAAGAAGCAACAGCAGACTCTAGATTCATTAATACCCAATTTTCATCAGTGATTGGAGTATTCTTTTCTGCAGGAAGAGTCTTGTAATAGACTTTAACGTCTGTACCGGCAGGCTTATTAATATCCACTGTAACGCATAGGTTAGTAGCTTCAAATCCTGATGCTAAATTAATTGGCTTAGTTAAGTATCTTGCTAGAGCTGTACCGCCTGCATTAACAGAAGCTTCTCCTGATGCATCATTATTAATACTGTTAAGAGCAGTAACTACTGATAAACTTGCTGCATCAATGACCGGAGATACTAATGAACTTTCAGTTGTTAACGTTGCTTTTAATCTCAATGATGGAGTACCACCAATACCTGCAGCGGCTGCTAGACGTTTAATGTATGAATAATTAATATCTTGCATTACATTGAATGAAGCCCATTCAGTATCAAATGTTGTATCTTGATTATATGCTTTTGCTGACCAAACTACGTTTGTACCTGTAGGTAAGACTGTCGAAACATTAGTAAATAATGTTTGATAGTCATATATCGTAGCAGGATCTTGAATAGTAAATTCTGCTGTGCCTGAAGATACAAAGTTTGCACGCTTGATTTTAAACTTAAGATCTTTATTTTGATCTGCTTCCCATGTAGAAGAATTCTGCGATTTAAACAATGAACCAATGTACGGTTGTTTGTCAACCTTTGTAGTACCACCTAAGATTGTACCACCCATTTCTGAGATATAAACTTGATATTCACCAGTTTGTGCAACTAATACGATCGCATATTCACCTGGAGTTAGGTGAACTGGATTATCAAACTTAAATGTAGTTGCAGGCTGTATAGCATCATTTGTAGATGTTGTACCACCACCTTGAACGTTTACTTGTTCTGGTTTAAGAATGCTTTCAGAGAATGGGATAGTCCTAGATGATTCTGGATAGCCATTAACTGTTCTACGAATTTCCATAGTTACAGGAACTGTAGCAGATTTAGATTTAAAATAAACATCAACTGATGATAGGTGGAATCCTTGTGGATTTGCTCTAGCATCAACTAAGAACGTTTGACCTAATGGATCATACCAATAGCTAACTTGAGTTACTGTCTTTTGATTTTGTAATGATCTTGTTGTAAGAATCGTTTCTTGTTTAGTTTGTAATGTACCGATAGCAGTATACTTAGTCTCACCGATAGATTCTTGAGCTTCAGTATCATTAGTTGAGTTATCGATTAATCTAATAGTCCTCTCACCAGTCTTAAACGTATTAGCTGGGATCTGGAACTCAAAGGCAATATTACCGTATTCATCTGGAACTAAGTTACCACCTAATGAATATGTAGTAACTGCTGTGACTACGCCATAACCTGAACCAGTTAAACCAACTACATACTTTCCAACCGCTATAGTACCTGCAGTATCATAAACACTTAATAGGCGTTTAGTTGCGTCTGTAGTTGAAGGTTGAGAATATAAGGCCGCTTTTGCAGTACCGGTCTCTGTACCTGATGCTGAACCAGTCCTAAATGATAAGTGTTCATGCACACCTTGTCTATCATCAAATAAAGTGCCAGTATGATTTTGAACTTCAATCAATGTTAATGGTTTGATATATGATGAGATGCTTGTATTCTCAATAAATGGATACAATTTAGTTTTAGGTTTAAAGAGTTTTGATACACCTAAGACTGTATTTGCTCTAATGAATGGTACATATTGAATATCAACTACGTTTGTTCCTAATGTAGAAGTAGTAGAATCACCGATGATTGTAGCTACAGTAGTAGTTGAACTTCCACCTTGATACACACTCCACCCGCCATTAGTACTAATATTGGTATTATTAACTATATCTGCCGCATCTGCTAGTCTAATATCAACTACTTTGTTAACTGCAGGTAGATATTGCGTATCCACCCATTGATCAAAAGCTGGTTCAAGTACTATAGAACCAACAAAACGTAACACATTAAATGGGTTAATATTAATATACGTTGATGATATTGGTTGATCTATAGCAGTAACTTCAGTATAACTAAGAGTTACTAAATCTCCAGTCTTTGCTGTACTTGTTAATGTTGATGTGTCAAATTGACTAAATTGTACTTCAAATGGAGCTCTAAGTTCTTGACTAAGAGGGTCTATTGCAGTAGCAAAATCTGGATCTGCAGCTTGAGCTATAGAGTTTGCATTATAATTTGATGCAGCACCACCCCAATTATTTGAACCATTAAACCATGCATTCCACCAGCCCCAACGTCTTTGTGACCAATTAGTTGCTGAAGCTGCAAAGATGTCAGCTGAAGTAAATGCATCAACTACAAAACCGTTCTTAAACTTCTCAAAGTTTGTTGCATCTGGGATAGATGTATCTTTTGCTTGTTTCTCTAATAGAGATAACTGTGTATAGTATTCAAGGTTACCGATACGTTTTTCTAAACGTCCAATATCTCTCATAGTATAACGTTTGTTTTCAATATACTTGATTTGAATATCTCTAACGTCAGCTGTATATGGTGGAATAACCACATTGTAAATAGCCATACCATTTGATTCATCAGTAGGTATTGTTGGATATACTGCAGGAATTCCCTTCTTAACAATTAATTGCAAGTCAGAAGTAGCAATGATTTTATCAATACGAGCTAGATAGTATTGATAGTCAGCATTTAGTGTAGATGTAGGTGCCGGTAATTGACCATTTTGTAATGTAGTAGTTCCATCTTCACGTCTTGGTCTAAAGTCAATACAGTCTCTTAGTTCATATACTACACCTGAAGCTGGGTCAGTAAACTTTGGGATATCTTTATAATCAATACCATAAGAGTCTACTGATAAGTAGCCATTTCCAGTGTGTGTAAAGTTTCTATAAACTACTAGTAAGTAATGACTTGATCCAGGAGCTGTACCATTAAGGATTAAGTTACCATGATCATAGTATTCTGCACGTTGGCCATTATCTACAATATAATTATCAGTTACATCTGTATAAGTTATAGCCTCCCATGATAATACTCCAGTAATTGGATCGATGTCTACTGTATTTGGGTTTGTTGTTCCAGTATTGTATACACCAGTTACTTCATATATGTCTGATAGACCTAATGAGTCTTTACCACCAATTACGGTGTTTGCACCTGGAGCAAGGATCTTTATAGAGTAATCAGAAAGTGTCTTTTGCTTTTCAGTCTGTTGATTACCTAAAACTGTAGCTATGATAGTTGCTGTACCTGCAAATGCTACATCATTTAAGTTAAACGTAGCTTGGTGAGGTGTAGCGGTGATAGGTGTAGATAGTGTTACTGTTCTGCTTGAAGCGGTATCAAATAACATGATGTCACCTACAGAATAGCCAGATGAACCAGCATTTGTAACTGCAGTGATGACTACATGGTAATAAGTATTCTTTATAGTGTCTGACTGTGCACCAGATCCACCAAAGAATCTTTCAAATCCGTTATTAGTTTGGATAGTAGCACTACCTGATGAGAATACTACAGCACCAAAAGTTCTTTGGAACGTGTAGTCAGATTGTACGGCTGAAGCATTATCACGAATAGTCTTGATATATTGGTTTGGTAATGGGAATACTAAACCAGGACTATCTGATCCAGTTAAGAATGCATCTCCATCTCCAGAGCCACCCACTTTACTTAATAAATTAATATTTGCGCCAGCAGTTACGTAACTACCTGAACCTGAATGGTAAACGATTGATTCAGCGTCTTTAAAGAAAGATCCAGAATCAATCACTATATCAAATAGATACATGACATATACTGCAGAAGATGATGGTACACCTGAACTAAGTTGTAAGTATCTTACCTTAGCTGTACCAATCTTAGAAGATGAACTTGATACAGATGCACGCACAACATTATGAATCTCTACTGATGTATATGGACTTGAGTCAGTATTAGTTCTAAATGCTCCTATAAGATTACTTACATAGACATAGTTGCCGTATGATAAACTTGTATCAATATTAGATACTTGTTCATAATCACGAGCTCTATCTAATGTAAGGAATGTCTGATTAATAGTTTGGAATTCATAACCCTTAACGTATGCTTTACCTGGATCAAGAGCAGCAGTAAATTTAGTAGCATTACCGTCTACGTTATCCAATATTTGGATAGGCCATTTTTTAACAGTATAATCTCCTGACTCATCAAAAGTCCTGCGTGCTAATTCTTTACCGATCTCTGAATAGACTGTCTTGTCTTTGTTTACTACTAATGCTCCATCTACAACACGAGCAATCTCAATAAAGTTTTCTACAGTTTCATCAAGACCTTTAACAGTTAGTGTTAAGTATGCCTTATAGCGATCTGCTCCAGGAGCTGCATAATTTGGAGATTCTTGTGATCTGTCTAATAGTGATGTATCATCATCTGTCGTGTATATGACTTCATTTAATACAAGACCAATATTGTGTGAAGATGTATTATCATACTTAGCTACTGGAATGTTTTGTGCTTCGATGTAGACGAACTTACCATCAACAAAGAATACGCCTGAATCGATTGAGAATAACATAGCGTTGTTAAATGCTAAAGCTGACTGGATAGTAGCAGTGTATGCAGTACCAGTCGAAGTGGTGATGTTTTCACCAAGAGTAAATTCTGTACCAGATATGATCTTAACTATTAATGTCTTAGGGTTACCATTTGAATCAATGTCTTGAACTGACTTAACTATAGCCTGAGTAAGAGAATCTGCACCAATAATAGTCTTACCTTTAAAGTTATCAAGGTTGACTGTTTGACCCAAATAAGATGAGTTTAACTTGATTGATAATAATTGATTATCAAATAGTCTACCACCACCCAATACGATGGATCCATTAACAAACACATGTTTACCAAACTTATTGATTTGGTCTGATAGTTCAGTTTGTAGCTGTGTTAATTCACGAGCTTGGACAGCATATCCAGGTTTGAATAAGATCCTATGATAGTTCTTGGTCTCATCGAAGTCATCATAGTAGGGACTGATATTAAAGTTAATTGCCATGTTTGCTTACTCTTTCAGTGATTTTATATATTTATAACGTTAAAACGGTTCTTGCTGTAATGATCTGTTCTGCGGTAGGAGAGTATGGTTCTCTTACTGAGAACATCAAGAAGTCTCCTGAGAACTGATCTATTGTTCTTTCTGATACGCTTGTTACAATGATATTCATAGGAGGTACAGTAGCTGTCATATTGCCAGCATCTGTAGGGTCAGTGACTAATAAGTCTCCAATACTTACACTAAAGTTATTAAATACTGATAGTAAGATCTGTGTATCATTGAAATCTACCACGCGGTATTTCTTATAATCATCTTTTAATATTAACATATCATATTGTAATAGTGTCTTATCAAATTGGCCAGTAATCAGTACACATCCTGAACCTATGTCATCTGTAAATTTGACATTTTTGCCATATTTCTTTAAGTTACGTACAAGGCCTACCTTACGATAGTCGTTGTTGATCTCGATACCTTGGTTCTTGTCTCTTGAGATAGATGTATAGAATATGATTGAGTTTGCATTTAATTCATCGATTGCATTTGAACCATGACCACCTAATGGTGACATGATAGCTCTAGCTGAAGCTCCACCTGAACCAGTGTTACCATTAAATTGTATATCTGTCCAGGTGTATCCACTACCAACGTTGGTCATGTTAACTTTAACTACTCTACCTCCTGAGCACTCAGCTGTCGCAGTAGCACCTAAGCCGTCTCCTAAGATAGTAACGGTTGCTGCACCATATCCTGAACCACCATCCACTACTTTAATAGCTTCAATGGTACCAGGTACAGCGAGCAACTCAACGTTTGCTTGTAGAGTAGTTACGTTACCAACTCCTACATCTACTATGAGTTTACCTGTATTATAGTTTTTAGTATCTGCATTCCATTCTGTAGACTTAGTAGAGTCATTGATAGTTATAGCTGCGTTAGTGTAACCAACTCCTGGATTGTCAATAGTATATCCTACGATCTCACCACCAGTACCTAATACTGAAGTAGCTGTTGCTCTACCGTTAGTTAGTGTTAGAGTGTGTGATGCTCCACTACCTGTAGTGATATTTAAAATCGTGCCATTTTGAGCATTTACTAATGATGATGCTAATTGGATTGTATTAGTATCAATTTTAACGATGTAGTATGTATTACCTGAAGTTAAGTTAACTACAGAAGTTCCACCACCATTGTTATATACTACGGCATCTCCTGTTACTAGTCTATGTGTATTATATTCAATAGTATGTGATGCGTCTGTCACTGCAGTGCCAGCATTAAATGTAAACTTAGGAGCTGCTATAGTTACTGGAGGAGGAGTAATGTATCCACTACCCTTTTCTGTCATAGTAATGATAGATACTTTGCCGCCTGATACAGATGCCACAGCTGTAGCTTGTACACCTGATACTGGTGCATCTATAGTAACTAACGGTATCTCTGCATATTTTGTTCCGCCATTACCTATCAATACTGTATAAACTTTATCTATTCCAGGACTGATGATTAGCGATATTTGTGCTTCCGTCTTTACTTGGATTGGAGTTATGATAGCGTCTTTGGCGACGAATGTAAACTCAACTGTATTATTCATCGCAGCACCAGAAGTATGTGTTGGACCTGTCGTACCTGTAATACCTTCTGTAGTTACTTGATAATAGTTATGATTGTATTTGATTATATTATTAAGCACCATGTTTGATGATGCAGTCCATACAGCGTCTGAAGTTACTGGTTCATTTGTAGTGATAGTAGCTGCAGGATCTCCTTGATAACCAGATCCACCATCGTCAAGAGATACTGTAGCAACTGCACCTCCGCTTAGTGTTGCAGATGCAAGAGCTGTAGTACCTACATATTTTAATTGGGCTGATCCATTATTTAGAGTACCTACCGTATGGATAGGACCTGATACACCTAATTTAGTACCAGATATAATATAGTAAAAGTTATCACGTGTAGTAGATGGATTAGTATACTTAATATAACTACCTACTGCTACGTCTAATTCAGATTGCCATTCAATGTATGATTGGAATGGAGGAGATACTGTTAAGTCTATGGTTGTATAGTTAGATCCCGCGTTGTCTATTTGTAAAGAGCTTAATAGATATGGGTTATCTTCCTGATAACCATCACCTGATACTATCGCTACAGTATTATCAACATCATAGCCTAGTCCACCATTTTCAATGATTATTTTATTGATGTCACCGTTTGAAAAGAATTGAGACTTAAGAGCTGTAGTCACGGGCATATATGTTGATGATAAGAACCTATTTCTTAATGAGACTGGAATGGTGTACATGAACTTCCATGTATATCCATCGCTTGTACTAAATACAGAAGCTGATGTGCCAGTAGGCATCACTGTAGATACAGAGTTTAAATTATTATTGATACACTTATATACGTTGTAGTCAGAAGTAAGTACATAGTATAGAGCATCTTCTAGTCTTGTAGCTCCATAAAACCCTACTGTACTTGCACCACCATTAGAAGTAGATTCATATGAATCATCATACATGTCATATACAGTGTTTACTGTCCAGTTAATCCTTTTAACTACGTATGCTACATCAGACGTCTTTACCTTTTTAGCAGTAAGGATATCTCGTCTAACGTGTAACTCATATCTAAAGTTTTCAGAAGGTTGACCTGGATAGTCACCAGCTGATGAAGGGATGAACGGGCTCAAGAAGTCCGTCCATGTATTTTCTTTACCAAACCAATGATAGTATGTAGCAGTATTAGATACTACTTCATTATAGATAGCGTCAGCTATCGTCTTCTTAAATCTTGGTTTAAATATGGTATATGATGTTGACATAATTATCCTACAGAAACAACCCATGAAATTGAAATAGTATCAGTAGATGATTTTACAATGACTGGGAATGTTGTCCTGCATAGCATCGTACCATATGTTATCTTATGATTAATACCTACACCGTCTGTAATAGTAAGTGTGACCGGTGATCCAGCGATCGCATTGAGATAAGATGAAGCTAATTTGAATGTATCATTGGTAATCTTAACGATATAGTATGTTGAGCCTGTATTGAGTCCTGTGATAGATGTGCCACCACCGTTAGTATAAGTTACCTTATCACCTGTAGATAATCCATGATTAACATAAGTGATAATGTTAGAAGCTACAGCTGCAGCTCCATCAAAGGTTAAGACTGCTGTCTCATCTTGATTAAATATGCCAGCTTCAACGATTGAACCTGTACCTGTACCGGCTGGGAATAAAGCACTAAATGTGACATTAACTCCTGCAGGTGTTGCTGAAGAAGTAGAGACTCTAGCTAGTTCATTTACTAGTGTAGTTTGGCCTAAAGATGCAACCGTAGCATCATCGCCAATAGCCATGTAACCCATAGCGTCATATGTTTCTCCAACTATCCTAGATGCTATGAACTCTTTACCAGAAGTAACCACTAAGTTTGGTATCTCTGTCTCATATGTAAGTTTATTCTCTGCGTCAAACTTTTTAATTGTAAGACGACCTTTTAGTGTTATACTGTCTTTAAACATTTTTACTCCTATTATCCTGTAAATACATAGCTGTCTGGTGGGTTATATTGCTCTTCTGGCAACATGTAATCTTCTGAATCGTATGTGTTAATCCTAATCCTACCACCATTTGATGTGGCAGCAGTATAATCAGTGGTTATACCCTTATTTATCTGATTAAATGAAGCGAAAGATCTCCATTGACCTAATTCTTGAGTGGCTGAAACTGCTGGATCATAGTCATTTTGGATCTGGTATTCTCCAAATAAAGCTGTTCCAGACGGGTGTAGGTATGACTTGATTAAAGACTTATAGGTCTCAAGCTTCTCATCGACAGTTATTAAGTATGAATACTTTTGCCATCTGTAACTGTCTTGAAGATACATGTCATCATCAAGGAACCCATCGTTTGATATAAAATGACCTTCGTACTTTGCCACGGCACCTGTATCAAATCTAATTAACAAGTAGTTTGGATTAGATCCTTGAGCATTGATAGACTCTTGATAAAACTGTTGTAAGAATGTTGCGGCATAGGTAGGATCAGTGTATGGTAGTACTACATAGTTTGGTGATAGTACATACCCATAGTCAGAGTATTGTTTAACTAGTGTATCATTACTAATTGAGTATTGGGTTACATCATTCTTTTGTGCTGTAATGAATGAGTTTGAGTTTATAGATCCACTAGATTGTATTAAGTAAAATCCTGAGTTATATCCATAGCCAAACCCTATGGTAGCTATGTTAACTACTCCACCAGATTGATTGACTCGAGTAATCTTTAATTTTTGAGTGATGAGTTTTCCGTTGGATACTGTCGTGCCTATAATAAGTTGACCAACTTTAAATCCTGTACCGGGCAATGCAACAGTATACTTAACAGTAGTAGGTAACACAGTACCAACGACTGAACCAAATTGAATCTCATAACCTACTTTGATATCACCATAGTAGTATCTATCGATGAATACTTCATATACAGTGTCCTCAATATACTTAACTTTATCTACATAGACTTTAATCTTTTGTTTAGGACCTAATACTGATATACGGTTACCGACTAGTGTGTTGACATCACCAGCAGTGACGTTAACAAATATTGACATCTCTTGCTGCCACTTACCGTCAGAAGCCTTAAGCACTTGATCCCATGGATATGTGACTTCTGCCGATTTTCCATACAGCAGTTTAAATAAGAACTTATAAGAAGCTTCAGTACCCTTTGCAGTGAATACTTCTTTGATCTTTCTTAGAAATAACCTTTGATTAATATTTGCATATGTGGAACCAAAGATATCAAGTTCATTCTTAAAATATTGGATAAAGCTATCAAGCGTTTGATCAATGTCTCTTAACTCTGTTATATTACGTTTCTCATATTGATCAAGGTATTGATAGTATGCCTCTATGAATGACACGAATAGAGGGTAGTCTTCCCGTGCAAATTCAGGGATTTGTTTAGATACTATTGATTTTAAGTTTATAGACATTAGTTTCTACTTGAAGTGAACTGGTATCCAGCTCCACCTGATGCATCGCCTACTGATAACTTGTCAAGCACCATATTAACATTTATACTTGCACTAGGTATATTCACTAGTTGATTACGTATAGCCACGACATCGTTTGATTGTGGCTTGATGATTAGTTCAAAGATACCACCATTTGTTTGATCCACACCAGTGATCTCAAGAGCATCCATTGTTATGGTGCCTTTATTATAGTCTATGGTACCAAAAGTCCTAAAGTACTTCTTGACATCGATGTCATAGTAGTACATCTTTAATACACCTGCACCATTTGATGTAGGACTATCTTCAAGATACATTAAGTTGGTGTTACCAGCTACATAGAAGCCTGTAGAAGTGATAGACTGTTCTGCTACACCAGAATCATATATTGGGTTACCAAGGTATACAACATAGTTTTCGTTGGCATTATACTTTACAGCTACTTCTCTATGAAGTTTTAATGTGGTGATGTTACTTACGATAGAAAGTTCACTAGCATCGATCTTGGATGACAAGTTTGAATGTCTAAGTACTCCACTGAATGATTGTAAATTTTCAGTGTTATAGTCTTTGATAGCTTGTACTACTATAGTCTGTAGTTCTGACTCAGACTTAGCTGTGGATCTAGGGTTATAATATGCAGTAGTGTTAACTTCAACGTTGATATATTCAGCGTCTAGTATTACTGGAGTTATAGATACCACGTTCTTTTGTTTTAGTAGCTGTGTCTTAATAAACTCTTTTTGATTAGGAGTCAGTATATCTGTGGTTGTAGGTTTAATAGAGATATACACTCTGCCATATGATGGAGGTACGTTGTCTTCTCCACCCCATACGTTGACAGCTGATGCTTCTGGATATAGTCTAAATATGGTAGCTTTATAGTCTTCTACTGTGACAGCTCTATTTTGTGCAGTATATGCTCTAGGTGCATTATATCTTATAGAATCAATACTTTCAATGTTAGTTCCACCAAAAGCTGGTGTTAGTGTAGTGACTGCTACTACTCCACCTAATAATGTAGATCCAACATAGTTAAATACACGAGCACCGTTTGCAGCATTCTTATTTGTTGTTATGTATGATAGGTTAACTATGTTACCATTATCTAAGGCTTTACCTATGACATTGTTACCAAATTCCAACTCATAGAGTTGGCCTTCTATCTCTTTGATGAAGTATACTTGAGATGTTCCATCTAAGTTAAGTATATCCTCTTGATTTATAAATGTATTGAATACAGAAGATGTAGCGTTGTCTTGTACTCTGACTTGAAGAGTAGATATATCTACGTCTGCATTAGGGATGGTATACGTAACACCATTGCCAGCTACATATTTAAAAGTTAGTGGTGTACCTTCTTTGATATTTACGCCAGTAAATGTATACTTGTTATATGTCAATGATGTCTCTATAGCTTCAAGATTATAGAATGTGTATGATGCACCATCTATGATAGTAGAGAACGAACTATATGCTGGTAAAGTCAATGTGGCAGGAGAAGACGTAGTGCTACTTACTACTATAGTCACTGTCGCTGTTGCAGCTGTTACTGAGTGAGGCACATACCCAATTTCTTTAGCTCTTGAAACGACGCTTGATCGTTTGCTGGCAGAATCTAAAAAAGATTCGTTGACAGCTAAGTTGGTATATAGAGCGTTGTAATGGGTATTGTATGCGAGTAAGTCTAAAAGCACGGAAAGGCCGGCACCCTCAAAGTCATAATCCTTAAAAGTATCTTGACCTTTTAGAAAAGTTTTTAGATTTGTCTTAATCGCATCAAAATCTAACTCAGCAGTAGTAATATTTTTATTTGTGGCCATTATCGGGTTCTCGTTAATATTAAGTCGACCGTCTGTGGTCGTGTAGTGTTTACTATCATGTATTGGATCGACACATATACTTCATTGTTATCTGGTGAAACTGTTACTAATACATCATTAAGCTTGACTCTTGGTTCAAAGTTGATGATCGTATCTGTTATAGCTCTCTTAAGCATCACGTTAAGCATAGGAGTGGCAGGTTCAAATAATAGACCTTTTATCTGAGAACCTATCTCTGAGTGAAATGGTCTCTCATAGTTTTGTGTTAATACTAAGTTCTTTACTGAAGCCTTGATAGCTTCTTCATCAAACTTACGGACGATATCATGCGTTACCGGATGCATGGTAAAGTTAAGGTCTAAGTCTGCGAATGTTCTTGTATTACGTGCCATCTCTTATTTATAAGCCTTATCCAAAAAATACAGAAGGTGAACCTTGTGCAGATACAGACCCACACGCGATCTCATCACCAATCCTTACTGCTGCCTTACCGTTCACGAATACTTTTGATGAACCACCAGTAGCTACAGCATCATGACATATGATAGTACAGCAGTGTGTTACCCAATGATCGCCTTTCCTATGTACACCAATACCATTTACAAATACATTCGTAGATGCTTCATCGTTAGGTCTTGGTGGAAAACATCCATGACCTGAACACGTATCACCTAACCTAGTTACAGCTGACATTATACAGTTCCATATGCAGTTATGTTAGCTGCAGCTGTTAAGTTTCCACTGGCATCTATCTTAAACATGTTGACACCTTGATACTTAAAGTATAACACTCCACCAGACTCAACGATTGTCCAGTTTGCAGATGATATACCATTACCTTGTGGGCCTGTTGCACCTGTGGCACCACTAGCACCTTGTATACTTACACCTGTTGCACCTGTAGCACCTATATTACCTGCTAATGTTATTACCCAATCATTGTATGTACCAGAACCTATAGCCATATCTGTATTGACAGACAGCGAAGTTCCAGTATAGTTAAACACTATACCTTCCATGTATGTATTAGTTGGATTAGCGTTTGATGCTATCCTTGATCTAGTGCCAACTCTAAATGCAGATTGTGATGCATCAAGATTAACCACAAATACTTTACTACTTGCAACACTAACTGAAGTTAACGTAGAAGAAGTTAAACTAAATGATGGGCCTGTTGCACCTGTTGCACCTATAGGACCTGTAGAACCTGTAGCACCTGTGGCACCAGTAGATCCGGTAAATCCTGTGGCACCTGTAGCTCCTTGTGGACCTGTAGAACCTGTAGATCCGTATACGCCGGTGGCTCCTGTTGATCCTGTTAAACCTGTAGCACCATAATCTCCTGTATTTCCTGTGTACCCTGTAGCACCGCTTGCTCCTGTAATACCAGATGCTCCATCGATGCCTGTTTCACCTCTATATCCGGTCGCTCCAGTATAACCAGTAGCACCAAAATCTCCTTTAGCACCGGTTGCACCAGAAGCTCCGTCAATGCCTGTCGCTCCGCTAGCACCTGATGCACCAGTAATACCAGTAGCACCGCTTGCGCCTGAAGCACCTTGAAAACCTGTTGCTCCACTTGAGCCTCTAATACCTGTGGCACCCGTAGCTCCTGTAAATCCTGTCGCA